AGGAGGCGACCCTGGCCAACGTGGCCGGTGTGCGCCGCTACCGTCGCCAGGGCACCATCTTCGCGCAGCTCTTCGCACCGGCGAATGAGGGCTTGTCCACTATTGACGAAATGGCTATGGTGGCCATGCGTGCATTCGAGGGGAAGACGACGCCGGGCGGGGCATGGTTCCGCAACGCTCGTCTTCAGGAGATTGGCGTGGACGGGAAGTGGCAGCAGTTCAACGTCCTCGTCGACTTCGAGTATGACGAGGTGAGGTAGGAGACCGGCGATGGCCCAGGTAAACAAGATCGACAGCAACACCACCGGGCTCAGCTATGCCCAGGAGCAGTCTCTGAAGGTGTTGCCGGGGACGCCTGTGTGGATCCCGCTGGAACCCAACAGCTACAACGACTTCGGCGGCGAGCTGAGCATGGTCGCCCGCAATCCGATCAACGCCAACCGTCAGCGCAAGAAGGGCGTCATCACCGGCCTGGACGCGACGGGCGGCTTCAACAGCGACTTCACCCAGACCAACCTGCAGAACCTCATGCAGGGCTTCTTCTTCGCAGACTTTCGTCAGAAGGGCAACGGCTCGCCGACCGCTGTCACTTCGACTGTCTACTCCATCGCCAGCACGACTGGCTTCTTCGCTGGCTCTCTGATCCTCGCCTCCGGCTATGCCATCGCTGGCAACAACGGCCTGAAGGTCGCCGGTGTGGTGACCAACAACACCTCGGTCGCGGCCACCGGCCTGGCGGCTGAGGCCAGCCCGCCCGCTGGCTCTGCAATTCGCGTGGTTGGCTTCCAGGCCACCTCCGGCGATTTCCAGATCAACGCCTCCGGCGATCTCCCGGCTCTCACCTCGACCACCAAGAACCTCACCGAGCTGGGGCTGATCCCTGGCGAGTGGGTCTTCATCGGTGGTGACCTGACCGCCGAGCAGTTCGCCACCGGGGCCAACAACGGCTTCAAGCGCGTCCGCTCCGTGGCCAACAACAGCATCACGTTCGACAAGTCGGATCAGCCGATGGTAACTGACGCTGGCACCGGCAAGACCATCCGCATCTTCCTGCCGCGCGCTCTGAAGAACGAGCTTGGCTCGCTGATCAAGCGCCGGAGCTATCAGCTGGAGCGGACCCTCGGCGCGCCGGACGACGCACAGCCCACTCAGATCCAGAGCGAGTATCTGGTCGGCGCGGTGCCCAACGAGTTCACCCTCAACATCCCGACCGCCGACAAGGTCAACGCCGACCTGAGCTTCATCGCTCTGGACTACGAGACCCGCACCGGGGCGACCGGCGTGAAGTCCGGCACCCGTCAGTCGCTCGTGGAGACCGAGGCGTTCAACACCAGCTCCGATGTGACCCGGCTGAACATGTCGCTCGTGGTGCCCGGCAACGAGGCTCCCACCCCGCTGTTCGGCTTCGTCACCGAGATGAGCATCGCCATCAACAACAACGTCTCGTCCGCCAAGGCGGTCGGCGTCCTGGGTGGTTTCGACATGATCGTCGGCACCTTCCAGGTGTCCGGCAGCGTGACGGCATACTTCTCGAACGTGGCAGCCATGGATGCTGTTCGCACCAACGCAGACGTGACCATCGACTTCGCGGCGGTGAAGGACAACGCGGGCTGGGTCTTCGACCTCCCGCTCATCTCGCTCGGCGATGGCCGGGCGGCGATCGAGCAGGACCAGGCGATCACCCTCCCGGTGTCGATGGACGCGGCCTCCGCCGTGGCGATCAACGCCAACCTCGACTACACCGCGATGATGTGCTTCTTCGACTACCTGCCCAACCTGGCAGGCTGACGACCCACTCGGGGGCCGGGTAAGCGCCCCCACCCACCGTGAGCTGAGGAGCCTCACCAATGTCCATGTATAAGCAGTTCAAGACCGATACCAACCTCGAGAAGGCTGGCATCGACATCGACTACGGCGACTTCGTCGTGAAGATCGCCCGCGCTGGTGGCGCGAACAAGCGCTTCTCCCGGATCATGGAGGAGAAGATGAAGCCTGTTCGCCGGGCCATGCAGACCGAGACGCTCGAGAACGCGCGCGCCGAGGCTCTGCTGCGCGAGGCATACGCCGACGGCGTGGTCCTGCTGTGGTCTGTCCTGGTCGTCGCGGACGACAAGGGCAAGCCCCTGGAGCCGGTGCAGCTGGCCGGAGCCTATCGCGAGGAGCATGGCAAGGACGCCCCGCACACCGCCCTCATCAAGGGGATCGAGGGTCCGGAGGGCGACGTGCTTCCCTTCAGCGTCGAGAACGTAGTCGCCACCTTCAAGGCTCTCCCGGATCTGTTCGCAGACATCCGCGAGCAGGCGGGCAAGGTCGGCCTGTTCCGCGAGCAGGGGCAGGAGGCCGACGCGGGAAACTGATCGCGGTCCTACTCTATGAGATGGAGCAGGGGCCGGTAGAGCGGAACATCATCCGGGACTGCATGCGGCGGGGTCTGCCGCTGCCGGACCGGATCCAAAATGCCCCGGTGCTCGCGCCTGGGCTGGGTCTCTACCTCCGGGCCTTCTACGACCTGGACAGCTGCAGGCCCATTGGCATGGGGGAGGGACCGATCCCATGGAGCGCCATTGAGCAGTGGTGCCAGGCTCTGGACCTGGACGAGGAGGAGAGCGACGATGTCCATACTCTTGTTCGGCGACTGGACAACGCCTATCTCCGGCATCGCGAGGCCAAGCGGCCCAAGCCCAAGGGTCTCAAGAAGTAGTGGCCGGGCTGAGTGACTTCTCCCGTCGCATTCGCGAGCGTGGCCGTCAGGTAGAGGCCGGGGCCAACCGGATCAAGCGCGAGGTGGCGCTGATCGCGGATCGCGAGGTTGTGCTCGCGACCCCGGTCGACACCGGACGCGCTCGCTCCAACTGGATTGTCTCCCTTCAGGCCCCGATCTTGGCCGAGCGGGAGCCATACGCGCCGGGCGAGGGCCTGGGCATCTCCGAGCGCGCCAACGCCCAGGGAGCGATCGATCAGGGCAAGGATCGCATTAATGCGGCCAAGCCAGGACAAACCATTTTCATCTCCAACAATGTGTATTATATCGGGTTCCTTAACGATGGGACCTCAGCGCAGGCGGCACGTGGATTTGTCCAGACGGCGGTGATGCAAGCGGTGGGTTCCGTCCGTGGTGCGAGGATCCTCCGTGGCGACTGAACGGATCATCATTGAAGTCTCTGAGCGTGGCTCTCGCACCGTCCGGCGCAATCTGGATGACATCGGGGACAGCGCGAAGAGGGCCGAGGGCGGCGTCCAGCTCCTCAGGCGCGCCCTCGGCCTCATCGGTGGAGGGCTTGCCGTGCAGCAGCTCGTCCAGATGGCCGACGCCTACACCAACATCCAGAACCGGCTCAAGCTAGTAACGACCGGGACGGCCAACCTCTCGCGTGTCACCAACGAGCTGTTCGAGATCTCCAACCGCACCCGCTCCTCCTACGAGGGCACCGCCAACATGTATGCGCGCGTCGCCCTCAGCGCGCGCTCCCTGGGCGTATCCCAGCAGGAGCTTCTCAACTTCACCGAGAGCCTCAACCAGGCCGTCATCCTCTCCGGCGCGTCCATGCGCGAGGCCGAGGGCGCGCTGATCCAGCTGTCTCAGGGTCTGGCGTCCGGCACTCTGCAGGGCGACGAGTTGCGGTCTGTTCTGGAACAGCTGCCCTATGTTGCCGATGTCATCGCGGAGCATCTTGGTGTCACCCGTGGCGAGCTGCGCGAGATGGGAGCCGAAGGTCAGATCACCGCCAAGAACGTCCTGGACGCCTTCCGTGCCGCCCGCGAGGAGCTTGGCGAGAAGTTCGCCCAGACTGTTCCGACCATCGGCCAGGCGTTCCAGGTGCTCAAGAACCGAGCGCTGGAGCTGTGGGGCGAGTTCGCCACCACGTCGAGCATCGCCCAGGGGCTGGCCAGCGCGCTGCTGTGGATCGCCAACAACCTGGACAACATCATCCCGCTGGCCATCGCGGTCGCGGGCATCTTCGCGGCCTGGACTGTCGGAGCTTCCATCATGGCGGTGCTCGGCCCCATGATCGCTCTGGAGCGCGCCCTGGGCGCGACCAGCGCGGCCTCGGCCCTGTTCAGCATCGCCATGAAGGGTGCCCAGCGGGCGGTCATCGGCCTGACCGCTGCGATTGCAGCCAACCCCATCGGCGCGATTGCCGTGGCCATCACGGCAGTGATCGCCCTGCTCTACACTTTCTCCGATGACATCAAGGTCACCGAGGACGGGGTCGTCTCGCTGCGCGATGTCTTCGTCGCGGCCTTCCAGATCATCATGGAGAGCCTGTCCGGTGTCATCGCCTTCTTCCAGGAGGGTTGGCAGACCGCTGTGGGCGTGGTGAACGCCATCTTCGCCGCCTTCGGCACCACGGTGAGCGAGGTGTTCAACGTCATCCTCCAGCTGGCCAAGGTCGTGGTGAACGCCTTCATCGGCTTCTGGGTGCTGGCCTTCCGCACGGTGCAGCTCGCCTGGAACAACTTCCCCGGCCTCATGGACGTGGTCTTCACCGCCGTGGTCAACCTCGGTGCGGCGGCTGCGGAGGCGCTCCTGAACGCCTGGCAGATCCCTCTCCGCTTCATTGCGGGAGGCCTCGGGCAGATCAATGATGAGGCCGGGGCCGCGCTTGGGGGCTTCCTCGACAACTTCAATGTGACCATCCCCCGCCGCCAGGCCAGCGCGGCAGGGCGGCAGTTCGCCAGCGACTTCTCCGGCGCGGCGCGGGACGCGCTGACCCAGGACTACGTCGGGGACTTCGCCGGGGCAGTCATGGACCGGGCGCGGCTCAACGCGGCCAACCGGGGCCAGGGCGACCTGAACCCTGGCGGCGGAGGAGTGACCGGCGCGGGCAACGCGGCGGGCGGTGCCGCCGACGCCACGCGCGACCTGGCCGACGCCGAGCGGGAGGCCCAGAGCGCCCTCCAGGACTTCCTCACGGACATCGACCGCGAGATCACCCTCCTGGGCATGTCCAACCGGGAGCGCGAGCGCGCCCAGATGATCTACCGGCTCGAGGACCAGATGAAGCGCCAGCTGACGCAGACCGAGCGCGAGCTGGTCGACGCCCGCATCGACGCGCTTCAGGCCGCGCGCGACGCCGATACCATCAATCAGGAGCTGGAAGCCCTGAGCCGGGAGAACGAGCTGCTGGGCCTCAATCGCCAGGAGCGCGAGCTGCGGTCGGCGGTCATGCAGCTGGAGCAGCAGCTGGGCCGCGAGCTGACCGAGCAGGAGCGCGCACAGGTCGAGACCCTTGTCCTTCAGAACCAGGCGCTGCGCGAGCAGCGGGCTGTCCTCGACGAGATCCGAGGTCCGATGGAGGACATCCGCACCCGCCAGCAGGCCATCAACGATCTGTTCTCGTCCGGCAAGATCACGCTCGAGGAATACGAGCGTGAGATGCGCAAGCTGGCAGTCGCCGCGACCGAGCTGGACAACACGCTGCAGGGTGGGGTGTCCAACGCCTTGGCCCGACTGGCCCAGGAGGCGGACAACTTCGGCGCGCAGATCTCCGATGCTGTGGTCGGGATGACCAAGAAGCTGGAGGACAGCATCGTCGAGTTCGTGAAGACGGGCAAGTTCTCCTTCAAGGATCTGGCCGACTTCGCGATCGAGCAGTTCGTGCGCATCATGGC